TGGGCCACTGTTTTTGATTGTGCTTGAAAACTGGCCGCTGTAGTGGTTTGCTCTCGAATTCTCTTCTGAAAGGTAACCATCCAAAACACGGCAAGGATCTTGCGTCCTATCGCCGCTACTAAATGCTATTGATGTTTTTACGGTTGATGTGTACTGGCCAGACAATAACTTCCAATCATTGGCGACAGCATCGGAACAAATCGTCGTGTCCGTCTCATCCCATGTTGGGTACGTATAGTCTGTGCTGCCACTGATCGACTCGATGTTTAGACTGGTTTTGACAGTTGATGTGAATGCACCACTCTGAAGATAAAGAAAGTTGTTGTTCCTGAAACCAAATTCGTCCTGATCCCAACCGCACCACATCGTATTGACACCATCCCAACAGCCCGTCGACATATCGTAAGTAGACGAAACGTCATAACTGCTTTTCACCGTTGTTGTGAATAGACCACTCCAACGATACATAGACTCCGAAGATCCGCCATTCCATGAACTGTAAAAGCCAAACGAGTTTGATCCGTCGTGTCCAATTCCGCTAGGGGCGTCAGTGTACGATGAAAAGTCAGCCGATGTTTTTACTGTTTGTGTGAAACGTCCAGACGTTATAAAAAACCAAGGGTAAGTTCTCGCGGTACCGTTTTTGTAGATGCCCATCGTGTCCTCGTTGGCCACCTGGTCGAAAACAGCCTCCCATGGAGAAGCGCAACATGGACAATCAACACCGCTCATAATTGTTTCGGGTATCCCCTTTGAGAATAAGACGCAATGACGCTGACGCCTGCACCGCCAGTCAGAGACCCCCAATCTGAAACAGGGAGATTGATTTTTCCATTCTTTAGGTTTTCAACGAATTCAATCTCTATTGTAGCGTCTGGAAATGGGCCGCCCGTTACAGTCACATCATCAACCGCAATCTCAGTGTGAGTCTCTAATTCAGTTTTCACTTCAGCGGCTGTATCGTCAAAATTAAACGTCAACGTCACTTCTGCGTCATTGACTGTCAAATCTGTGTCAAAAGTGCCTCCGGTTGGCGTCCCAGTCATCGTTAATTGAATTTTGCAATTCTCAGCCTTACAGCCGCCGCCTTTGACCCATCGAGCACGGCCAGGGTCAAGCGTCTTGAGCCGCTGCACCTCTGCACGCACAACCTGTTTGAGCTGCATGACAGCATCTGGACCCAACGTGTAACGCTCAACCATTGCTACGCCTCATAAACGGTTATACGCACTTCGCAAGCGGCCGTGTCTGCTTTCATCCGTAGCGTTGCACCAGGGTTGTAATTGAAAATCGCAGGAAACGCCGGCTCTGACGCTGACGGCTTGGGCTTCAGCCGGCCGATGGCCTGCATGTTATTGCTGCCGTCCTTCTTGCCCCATTCAACATAGTTGGTGCCGTCCAGATTCTGCATGATGCAAATACCCTCTGTGGTGATGTCGGTCAACGTAATGTCTTCTTCCGTTGTCCCAACGCTCACGATGTTTGTCCAGACGCCCTGTGCTGCCTGGTCAATCTGGACCAGCCCAGGGTTGAAGTTGTCTTTGAAGCCAGCGTTATTGATTCTGAAATTGCAGGTCAGCGTGATTTCGTCCGCCATTGCTTTTTCCTTATCCAGAGATCCCCGGCAATGCCGCAAACGACAGGCTGGGGTATATGTCGTAATCAAGAAACACAGCCGAAGCCACCGTCGGATCAGTTTGTGCCTTCCCTGAACCATCGAGCAGGACCGGCGCTGTCGGCTCACTGCCGTCTGCTTCGTTGGTGATCTGCTGGAGCTTGTTGTCGTCGTCCCGCTCTCGGAATCCCTGATCGAGAATTTTGAATCCCCAGCCGTCGTTGTTCAAATGGATTGTCAGCGTGACGATTCGGAACGTCACATCATTTCGCTGCCGAATTGGACTGACGCTAACTTGCTGGCATTTCGCCTGTCCAGCAGACACGCTCAACCCATCAACATTGATGGCGTCCGAATTCACAGCATCCTGATAACTCAGAATCCAAGTCGGAACGAAAGCCTCATTGGATGTGATCGTCACCGTGCGTCGGCTGTTGTCACGCATGATCGGCGGATCGAATGGATCGCCCGCACTGTTGACAATGCCCTGGCCATTTCTGTCAGTGTCGGCCACTTCCTGAAATTGTTCAGTTGCCCACTGGTATTCGATGGGATCGTCCAGCGGAGAATCGCTCGCTTCACGTTCATTTGAATAGGTGGCCGTAACAGTCCAGAAGTAAGGCGAAGCACCTTCGTTGCGTGCTCGCAGACTGTTGCAGTAGCTTGATGGGTCATTCGGGTAAGGCTGGCCCAGGAACGGCAACGCGGCAGCCTGAAGGACTGTGACTTGATCGTCAAATTTGTTGTCAGTCCTCACGCGGTAAAGTTGCGTATGCGTGATGCTGCCGCTGAGATCGCCGCCGCCTTCGCGGCCGTCCCAAATTTTACGTGCCCAGGTTACGGCCATTATGTAAATGACTCCACGGTTTTCTGATCGAACATACTGCCCTTGATCAGTTGGTTTTGTTCGTCCAATTTGTCGTTTGTCTTTTTCTGTTCGCTCAGTTGTTTTTCGCCAGTGCTGCCACGGCCGAAGACATTACGAACAATTGAGCTGAACGCGCCTGCACTGCCAGCCGTTGCAGCTCCTGCAAATTGTACCTGCCGCTGTTCTTGCTCGTCTTCCAGATTGCCGGCCAGTTTCGGACCAGCTTCCCTGAAGCCTTGCCACATACCATCACTGACACTCTCGGCCACTTTCGGCACTAACTCTCTGCCGATGCCGCCAGGCATGCCCGGAACAGCACGGCCGCCGGTTGCTCCCGCAAGTAGATCCTGTTTGATCACAAAGCCTGAAGCCGCAGCCTTTCCGACTTCTTCGCCGGCTTTCTTCATGTCTTGTTCTGCCAGAAACTCTTTTGAAATCGCCGCTCTCGGTCCAGTGCCTTCAATAATGACTTCGCTGGAATCGAAAATCATATTCTTGATTCTGGAGATTTCATTCGCACCGGCTTCCAGGTGTTCAACGAATGCGGCAACGCTTTTTAGTATCCTTTCAAAAAACGGTGCCATAGCTTCCAGAACAGCCAATGCACTTTCTCCAAACACTTCGGCAAAAGCAGCACCAACTTTCATAAATGCCGTACCGATTTTCACTGCTGATTCAATCACTGGAGCCATGGCAGTAAACAACCGCTTCAAAGCCGGCAGCAATGTTTCTTGAATGCCAGACGTGATACCTTTCATTCCGTCTTTGAGATTAAACGTCTCAATGATGAACTTTCCGAATTCCACCGCCGCCATTTTCACATTATCAACCAGTGTCGAGAATAAAGCGCCTGCCGTGTTCTGCGTGTCTTCTAAGGCATTGGCAAATGTGCCCTGACCCGTTGTCATGTTGAGCAGAGCCTGTTCAACCATCGCATAGCTGATCTGGCCCTGTTCGCCCATCTTTCTAATCTCTTCAACATCCTTGCCAGTTATCTCCTTAAGTTCCTCATAAATGTTGATTTGGCGATCAAGCAGACGGTTGCCTTCCACGGCTTGCAGTTTGTTCATGCCGCGAACTTTGCCAAGAATGTCAGCCAGTTCGTTCATACTGGTTCCGCTGGTTGCTGCCAGCTTCGCCATCATTTCAAGGTTGCGGTGTACATCCTCAATCGAAAACCCAAAGCCTAGCATTGTCTTTGCGGCCTGTGCGATGTCCTGCACTTCAAACGGCGTAGCCGCTGCAAACTCCCGCAGCTTACGCATCATTTCGCCCGCTGCCTGCGAACTTCCCGTCAACGTCTTTAGCTGCACTTCCAACATTTCAACGCTGGCAGCCTGCTGCACTGATGAAACTACCGCTCTGGTAAACGCACCGATCAAGGCCGTAGCTGTTCTATATGCCACGCCAACAGCCGCAGCAGCAGCGGCCATTCTCGCCATCCCTGCCACTGACGTATTCATGGCAGCGTTGCCCTGACCCATTGCGGCAGTGTTCTGCCCCACGGCGTTTGTGACGCCTGCAACGGAACCTTGAGCCTCACGCATCTTGCGTTGGAATTGGCCAGTATTCGCCGTCATGTTGACGATCATGTCACCGATTACCGCCATGACTTCCCCCAAACATTGCAGCGGCCTGATTCGGTGCCACTTCGTTTTTCGGCTCGTCTTTGCCCAAGATCATCCATGGCATCACCTTTGCCCCGAATGCGTGACAAACGGCGGCACCAGCATTTGCGATGGTGTCTTTCACAGGCTCATATCCGAAAGGCTCCAGCGTGTAATAGGCTACCCACTCATCGAATTGCTGGCTGGTCATACTCTCCAACATCGCGTCAACGTCATATTGACCGCAGACGACGGCCAGCCGCATGGCTAGCCGCCTTCTGTGGTCTTTGGCTAGTTTCCCGCCAGCGTTTCAATGTCATCCTCTTTCATGCCGCATAGACGCATTGCCACATTGACAATCCTCTCCACAACGGCCGAAGACTGCCCGCCGATGGCTTCGATGTCTTCAACTGTAAAGATGGCGTTGCCGTCGTCGTCTTTGCAACATGCGACCAGCAGCCGCTGCCGCACTTCCTGCAATCGCCTGGCTGACTGCTTCCCGCCCTTTGTCTGAAACTGCTGCTCAAACTGGCTGCGAGCCTTGGCGGTCATGCCATGTACATTAACGTAAGAATCTTCACCGAACTCCGGCAACGGCACCCGCTCAGCAGGCACCGCTGCCGGAGCCAGGAAGGCATCCCTAGTAATCACCGCCATCAGTCGTCCTCCTCATCTATTGCGTTTGGGCCAGGAATTGGCTCGCCAGTCTCAGGATCGTACCCAGAGATCTCGCCGGCATCGAATGCCTCAAAGTCCTCTGGTGCGATCCCTTTCTGTAACCGCTCATACGCCGCCTTTGCTTTTTCCATCGCCGTAGGCGTCATCTGTGCGGCCTTCTCGCACTCATCGTCAGCAGGCTTTGCACAGCCCATACGGACCAGCATGAACGCCTGCGGGTTTTCAATGATTGCACCGACTTGCAGCCAAGTCTTTTCGCCTGGCACATACTCAGGATGAGTAGGTCCCATTTCCATAGGTCTTAACAACTCTGCCTTCACTGCTTCACCTCAAAACTAAGTAGGCCACGTTCCAAGGCCGTCGAGCTTGATGGCTCCAGATGCTCGCAGGCCGTCATTCATTGCGACTGTCACATCAAAAGAAACGCCAGCACCCGTGAACGGGTATTCGGTGTTGCCCGTGTCGGCGTAGATGATTTTCCAGTTCTGGGCAGCCGGCGTTGTCAGCAGGTCAGTAATTGCCTGGTGACCAGCCAAGGCAGGATCATAGAACAGCTCAAAGTTGACGCTGCCAGGTTCCGTGTATCCTGTGGTGTCGTATTCCTTGCCGGCACCACTGGTGTCCAGTGTCGTGCTCTCGAACGTCTCAGACTCCGCCCCTGACTGCTCCAGGCTGGTAACCTGTGCAACGGCCGTGAAGACCATCGACAGTTCTTGCTGAAGCACCGTTCCTTTGCAGACTACCTTTGCCATTTTATTTCCTCCGAATTGTTGCTTGATTGTCTTTGCTAACAGTCAGAAGGCCGTCAGCAATTAAATAGCCATGACGGCCGCCATCAGTGCTGATCAGCACCGATGGAACTAACAATTGCACGCTCTCAGCCTTTGCCAATAACGTGTTCGTCTCAAGTTCCCAGATGTTCCATTTGCCTGAATCTTTGCACCAGTCCAATTTCATGCCGGGTTGTACATCACATCCAAATCAAGCGTGACAACGTAAATTCCGACATCACTGGCATCAGTCGGTGGCTCATAACTGTCTGACTCATCGTTCAGCAGAACGGCCCCGATTGTTTCACTGCCAGCCGCTCCCGTGTAATCGTCAAGAAACACGCGAACAGCATCAGCCAGCGTTGCCGCCTCGACGCTTCTGTCCGCCTTGCAGTCAATGTCATAGTTGATGCTGCGTAGCTCACTGGTCCCGTCAAAGGCGTTCATCTCATTACTATTGAGCTGTGTAATGATGATGTGAGGCAAAACGGCTTTCTGTGGAGCCTTGTTGACGTACACGCGTGAACTCACCAAGGCCGTAATTGTGCCCTCGCCTGTCAGCAGTGAGACCAGTCCTGATTTCATTGTCAT